AGCAAGAGCCGAGCTATCAAAATATAATGAGTACAGCCAGACTGGACAATTAAGAAAATCAATAAAAGCATTTAGCACAAAAGCATCCAGGAAACTACCAGCATTATATGTAGGGCCAAAAGCAACAGGAGGAAGTGCAAAGAAAAACTCGCAAAGGGGTGGTGGATATTATGGAGCAATGCTAGAATACGGAACTGCTACATCAGACCCTCATCCATTTATGAGACCAGCCTGGGACAAGGCACAAGGAAGTGCAGGAGGGATACTTCTAGAGGGAGCAAGGGCAATAGTGGAAAAGATACTAATAAGAGAAATGAAGGGCTTAAAACGAGTTTATAAATAATGAGAAGTGGAGCAATCATATATCCCTTATTAATTAATTACGCTGGACTTGTAGCATTAGTCCCAGCTAATAAAATATTTGCATTAAGAGGACAACAGCCAACGGATGGACCTTATATAGTTTATAGAGAAATCAGCTCTGTACCATTAGACACAAAAGGAGACTCAACAGATACAGCTGCCGACCCAAGGATAAAACAAAGGTCGATACTTGATACAACCAGAGTCCAAATTTCAATATTTGCAAAAACATATATTCAAGTTGAGGACATAGCTGTACAAGTAAGACAGGCACTAGACAGAGAATGGGGTACAGTTGAAGCACCATACCAATATCAAATCGCACTGGACTCCTGTATTTTTGAATCATCAGTTGATGACTTTGATGATGACTTCAACAGCTACGGAGCTTATATAAAGCATTTAGATTTTAAATTAAGAATCAATAGAATCAATATAGATAATGCCTGGCAAAATAATTACTCAACAAGTTTTGATGGAGTTGATGATTATGTAACTGCCGCAAGCCATCCAAAATATACACCAGATAATGGATGGAGCGTTTCATTCTGGTTTAAAAAAGGACAAAATGGAAGTCAAACAATAATAAATAAAACAGGTACTTATATTTCTGGGCAGGGAGCTTACTACCAAGAATGGTCAATACTTAATAGATTTAATGAAAAACTCGCTTTTGTTTTACACTTTAATAATTCATTAACTGATTATGTAAATTTCGACTCGGTGCAAACCATACCACTAAATGAATGGAAACATATAGTTATAACTTACGATGGCTCACAAACAGCAACAGGATTTAATATGTACATTAATAATGAATTATTAAATAGTACAAATGGAAAAGCCACAGTACAATTAGTAGGAAGTTATGGGTCAGTATTTCCTGGACAAAGTCCACTGCGTATGGCTAGAAATGCTGGGAGTACTTATGCCGAAATGCACCTGGATGAATTTATATTATATGATAAAGTAATAGATGCAGCACTAGTAAACCATTTATACAATAATGGAATTACAGGAAATCCAAATGAAACACCATACGCTACAAACTTAATGGTGGCATACTGGAGAATGGGCGATGGAGCAATATTTCCTATATTTCAAAACCAAGCACCATATTATAGTATGGTCGCAACAATGACAAATATGGATGCAGCTGATATAGTAACAGACACACCAGGATAAAATGAAATATTGTATAATACCAACATCAGAAATAGAAAATATTAACTTTGCAGAAGTTATAGAATTTAGAGACACCCTAAGATACAATATAGCAGAAACAGAATTTATAGTTAAATATAGAGAAACAAAGCCAACGAGCCTAGAACCATATACAGACTATACACATTCTGAAATATTAGAATTTATTAATAACCCAGCTAACGGCTGGATAAATATAAAATAAAATGGAAATTAAATTATTAAAAGATTACAAAAGTCCAACAGGTCGAATATTTAAAGCTGGACAAAAGCTAGACTGCGATAGAACAATTTATAATATATTATTAGATATTGAAGGGTGCGAACCAGATCGTCAAGATAAAAAGAAATCTAAGGCAAAAAAAACAATAAAAAAAGATGGCATTAATAAATAGTCAATCCATAATAGAGGGGGGATTAATTCCAGTAAAATCCACTTTAGCATCAACTACTAATACATTTAATAATGGTGGAAATGAATTTATATTAATTGAGAATTCAAGCGAAGCAACTGTAGTTATTACAGTTACAACATTAACAACTACAGTTGAAAGTCCATTATTTGGAGACCTAGAAAAGAGCAATGCTACGCTATCAATAGCACCAGGAGAAACTGGAACGATTGGGACATTCCCAGTTTCAGCTTATAACGGAACGGATGGAATTGTTACTTTTACATTAACAGCAATCACAGGTGTCAAGATTGCAATTTTATATATTGGATAATGGATGGAATAATTAATGGGACATTTTATTCTTTGCAATTAGATTATAAAACTATTTTATTTGGAACGGCTGCAAGTTTTTCTGTAGAACAAAGCCTACGAGATATTACAGTTAGAGAAACCAATAACTGGAAAACACAGCTACCAGGAGTAAGAAGCTGGTCTATGGAATTCGAAGGAAAACTGGCTTATAGATTTGTAGATGGAACAAGCCCAGCCTGGAATAAAATGACAACAAATGATGTATATGCTTTAGGAATTGCTAATCAAGATAGAGTAGTAGTAACTTTGAAGGGAGGAACTGGCTCTTATTTCTGGTCTGGATATGCGTACATAACATCAATGAGTATAGATGCACCAAATGAGGACAACACAACAATGAAAATATCCTTCACAGGAGTAAATAACTTAGGGATGGGTTTCCTATCATCAAATTAAAATATTAGATAAAACAAACTGAAAAAACTAAAATAAATTAAAATTTAAAAAAAAAAATTATGGCTACAAATGGAGTAATTAATGGAACAAAATTCGGAGTTTATGCAGCAGGAGTTAAAATAGCTTTTGCTACTTCTGCTTCAATTTCAATGAACCACAACTTAAGAGATACATCAACCAAAGATAGTGGTGGATGGAGAGACCAACTAGAAGGACAAAGAGACTGGGAAGTTTCAGTAGAAGGAATGCTAATATTTACAGCATTAGGAGGTGGAGCAATTTCTGGAGAAACAATGAATGAATTATATACAAGCTATATCTATTCAAGAGATGTATTCGAATTGAAATTTAACACATCAGTAACAGGAGACATAGGATGGACTGGTCAAGCATTTATGACAAGTTTATCAGCTGATACACCAAATGAGGACTCCTCAACTTGGAGTGCTTCATTTTCTGGAACTGGCGAATTAGTACAAGCAGCAGTATAACAAATCTGAGAAATCCCTGGCTGCCTTTTTATTTGTTAAAGGGTGGCTGGGGAGGACTCAATAAATATAACCTTTAACAAAAATTAATAAAATGAATTACGAATTAGTAGAAATAGCAAATAAAAAATATCCTATATTCTTTGGATTTAATGGCCTAAGAAAATATTGTGCAGCAACAGGTACATCACTTAATAAATTAATGAACCTAGGCCAAGATATGACCCTGGACCAGGCTCTACAATTAGTGCTTGTAGGAATAGAGGAAGGAAGCCGAAAATCTGGTCAAGATTTCGATTTAACAATTGATGAATTAGGCGATTTATTAGATGTTGATATGGGAGGACTCACTAGAGCCTTAGAAATCTTTGGAGAGCATATGGGCCACAATTTAGGAGACCAAACAGCACCAGCAAAAAAAAAGGTCAAAAAGTTAAAGTCGAAGAAATAACCTTCGATATTTTGGAATCTATAGCATTTGGAGAATTGAATATGAGCCTAGAACAATTTTATAATATGTGTCCTCGCAACTTTGCAAATGCCCAAATCGGTAGTAGAAAACTATACGAACAAAACGAACAAGCAGAATGGGAGCGAGCAAGATGGATGGCTTGCGTTATAATAAATCCACACCTTAAAAAAAGCATAGACCCTAAAAAAATTACTACCTTTCCTTGGGAAAAACAAATTAAATCTAGCGACAAAATAAAAACTGATATTGAGAAATTAAAATTAGAATCTCAATTCGATGATAGGATAAAAGAAATGAATAAATCGCTAAATAAAAAATAAAAGAAAATGCCAAAAAAAGCCCTTGCCAGTTTAAATGTAGTAATTAATGCAGTTACATCTCCACTATTTAAAGGATTAGCCAGAGCATCAAAAAGACTAATCGCATTCGGAACAAAAATGAAAGCGATAGGTAGAAGCATATCTATGAGCTTCACGCTTCCATTTGCAATGGTAGGAGTTGCAGGAGCTAAAATGGCTATTGATTTTGAAAAGAATATGACCAAGATTAATACCCTGGTCGGAATTTCAGCAAAGGAAGTAAATGAGTTTTCAAAAGATGTAATGAAACTGGGTGGAGAAACTGCCCAAGCACCAGCTGAACTTGCTGATGGGCTTTTCTTTTTAACTTCTGCTGGACTAAGAGGTGCAAATGCACTAGGCACATTAGAAGCCGTTTCTAAAGCCGTAGCTATTGGATTAGGAGAACAAACGGACCTAGCTAAAGTTGCTGCTGCTGCTCAAAATGCTTATGGGGAGGAAAACCTAACAGCTGCCCAGGCTCTTGATGTTTTCGGAATTGCAGTACAACAGGGAATGTTTGAAGCCTCAGATTTAGCCGAAGTTTTAGGTACACAGCTCGGCCTATCTTCCAGCCTTGGAATTTCATTCCAGGAGACCTCAGCTTTTATTGCTACATACACAAAAGTAACAGGGGATGCTAAATCTGCTTCTACAAGTTTTGGTGGAGTTATGATGGCACTAGCCAAAACCACACCACAGATGGAAAGGGCCTTAAATCAAGTAGGAATGACAGGCGATAGTGTAAGAGAGAGCCTAGGAGAAAAGGGATTAAAAGCTACGCTGCTAGATATCAAAACAGCCTTTGAGGAAAATGATGTTCCATTAACTCAATTTTTTAGTAAATCCCAGGCCTTAAAAGGGGTGCTTGGAGTTTTAGGAAACCAGACAGAAACCTATGGCGAAGTTTTGGAATCGATGGGAGGGTCGGCTGGATTTGTTGCTGATGGTTTCGAGACCTTATCAAAAACTACAGGCTTCAAAATGCAAAAGGCTTTTAATAATTTAAAGATTTCAGCAATGGAACTGGGTGCAGTTTTGATGCCAGTATTCACAACAATAGTTGATGGAGTAACAGGAATCGGTAAAGCATTTTCTGGACTAGATGATGGGACTAAAAAATTGGTAGTAGGAGCTGGGGCTTTGCTTGCTTTTAGTGGACCACTTATGACCTTAGCAGGAGGAATAGTAACAGCAATAGGGATGATATTATCTCCAGTAGGATTAGTAGTTGTTGCTATTGGTGCAATTTTCACTTTAATATACCAAAACTGGGGAAGCGTTAAAACAATATTCGTACAATTTGTTAATTTTTTTATAGAGCTTTATAATGAAAGTGCAGGCTTTAGAGGAATGATACAAGCCGTAGTATTTACATTAAAAACAGTATTAGCTTTTGCAATTTTCTGGGGCAAAAGTATGGCTGATATGTTTGTAGCTATGAAAAATTCTGCAATGAAAGTCTTAGGAGGAATAGGAGATATAATACTGGGAATTTTTACATTAGATAAATCAAAAATTGAAAAAGGGTTCAAACAAGCGACCTCTGGGATGGGAGATTATATAGCTGAACAATTCGGAAACATAGAAAAAAACGCTGCCGAATTTGGAAAAAAAACAGCCGAGAATTTCGCAAAGGGAGTGGAGGAAACAACCAATGCTAAACCTTTAAGATTGATAACAGAGGATGATGTACAAGGCACAGTAGATGATGTGGGTGCTTGGTTTGAAGATAAGCTAGGACAAGTAAAAAACAAGATACAAGGATTTATGGGTGGCTCAGTTTTAGCCGTGCCAGATGGAGGAGGAGGAGGAGACCCTGCACCAAGTGGAGGAGGAGGAGGAGGAACAAAGGAACTAGAAAAAACTCTAGCCAAAAAGAAAACCCTAATGCAACAATATCTGGACTGGTCAAAAGAAGGCTATGAAGGATTTGCAGGAAAAGTAGAGGAAGTATGGGGAGAAATATCAAAGCACGCTGGAGCTGCTCTAAACGGAATCGGAAATTTAATGTCAGCACAACACGAAAAGGCAATGACCGAACTAACCAATAAAGAAACAGCCGAACAAGGGTCAATGGATAAAGAATTCGAAAGAAACGCTTTAAGGATTGAAAATTCATCAATGAGCCAGGAGCAAAAGGATGCAGCACTTAATAAATTAAAGGCAAAATTTGATGGCAAACAAGCAATCCTAGATGAAAAATTTGATGGCAAAAAGAAGGCCCTACAACAGAAACAAGCGAAGCGAGATAAGGCAATGAAAATAGCCAGTGCGATAATGGGTACGGCTCAAGCAATAGTACAAGCTTTAACTGCTGGACCAATCGCAGGACCAATACTAGCAAGTCTTATGGCTGGATTAGGTGCAGCTCAAATAGCTACAATTGCATCAACACCACTTCCAATGGCTGATGGAGGAATTGCATTCGGACCAACAAACGCATTAGTTGGAGAATACCCAGGAGCAAAAAATGACCCAGAAGTTGTAGCACCCCTATCAAAATTAAAAGGAATGCTCGGAAATTCTATGGCTCAAAATGTACAATTAAATGTAGGTGGAATTTTAAAAGGGGAGGACATATTCCTGGCAAATGACAATACCGATAACCAAAGACAAAGATATATATAATGGCATACAACAGAACCTACTATTTTAATTTTATATCAGATGCTGGAATCTCCTGGAGACTTGAAATGTATGACCAGATAGCAACAGGTACATACCAAGACAAAGTAGGAACTCTAGGACCGAAAGCAAGCGAAATGAAATATGGAAGCGAAGGAAGTAAAATGTTTGCTCCATTAAAACCTTCTACTTTTTCATTTGAGTTTATGGTCACAGACCAAGCTGCAGCAAATTATATAAAACAATTAAAAATTAGCAGACAAGAGCGAGATGTATATGTTGCAATTTATAGAGAATCAGTAAGTGGTTCAAACTCGCCAATTTATCCCCCTTACTTTGCTGGGCAAGTTTTGATGGATTTATCAGATGACCCAGATATCCCACTCCCATATCCGATAACAATAAAAGCTGTAGATGGAATTGCATCATTAAAATATTATGATTATCTTCCAGCGACAACTACTCAATTGGCCAGCCATATTTATGACATAGGAGAAACATATATTCCAGACCCAACAAACGCTGGAGGACAATATGACCCCTGGCAACATTGCATAGAAATTATTTCTAATTGCCTTTCGTTTTCTGGGGAATTTACAACGGCAATGGGAAACCCATCTTCGAATCTAATATTTACAAATGTAAGATGGTTTAATGGAGAACACCCTAACACCACTATTGACCCCTTAAGAAGCACCAGAATAAAACCTAATATGTTTTATACAGAGGAAAATCAAGGGACTAATTTAAAATACAAAGCTAAAAGTTGCTATGATGTTTTACAAAGTTTATGTAAAGCCTGGGGAATGAGAATGTATTATTTTGCTGGTATTTATTATTTTACTCAATTGAACGAATGGCGAAATGTAGATACAGGAACTCAAGCTATTCCAGTTAATATGAAAAGGCACTCATACCAAATGGATGGGTCAACACACGGCTCTGGAAATGCTATAACCAGATGGTGGGGAAAATATCAAATGCCACTTACAAACCAAGTATTAACAGGAGAATATAAAAATCATAAATTAGCAGGAGGAAAATATGCAATGCTTCCAGCATTTAAAAGAGTCCAAATCGATTTTATGAATGTGGATAATGTTAACTCATTTACGAGCTTTCCATTACTACCAACTGGAGGAACGACAGCACCAACAACAGCTGGAGTTTACTGGGAATTTTCTTCATTAGGAACTTATACTTTTGATGGAATAAACAACCAAGCATTCTTTAATAGAATTTATCTCGCAATAACAAATAATGGAATTACACCTGGAAATTTAACACTTGGATGGGCAATGGTAGTAAGGCCAGCAGGGACAGGTACTAATACATTAAATACTAGCCCACAAGCTAATGGATGGACACATTATAATTTGCTTGATATTAACAACTCACCCCCAAATCAATGGATAAATAATACGGTTCAATTGAACACAGGCTCAATGCCAAATACTCCACAAATAGCTATAGGAATTGGAAATACAACTGTAGATATTACAACAAATACATACGCTAACTGGCCTTACTTTCCAGCTTCAGTTTTTACAGCTGGAGACTGGGAAATTGGATATTATATAAGGTCTGATACTACAGCAGCTGCTTTATACTGGTCTGAACACGGAAGGTTTGTGCCAACAGGAGTATCAAATCCATACACTAGTCCCTGGCAAAATAATGTAAATTATCAAAATGTTGCTACAACTCAAGGAATAAATGCTTCGGAATTTGCACCAATAATAAATGGAGCTGTTGGTGCTGCAAGCACAACAACCAACGTAGAGCAATCAGGAGATGACACAGCCTATGAGGAAGTAAAAGATATTATAATGGGAGACACTGGGAGCAATTTATCTCAAGGATGCATCCAAATATATACTGGGACAATTTGGAAGCCTTCCGACTTTTCTGGAGTATGGGGAATTGATACCTTAGCAGGAGGAAACTCATTCTCTCAACAATTAGCAGAAGATATAATAAATGCCCAAGCAAAGTCACTTGATAGATTTACAGTTTCTACAACTATCGATGCATCCGAATCAGTATACTGGAATGATGGAACTGCCAACAGACCACAATGGGCCTGCCCATTTACTAAATTTATGACACAGCCGAATGCATATCAAGGAATGGTACAAAAGTCGTTTATAATGCATACAGGTTCATATGACTTTTTAACGGATACCTGGAAATGGGTTTTATACGAACAAAACTATTTTAATGTTGGAACTACAGTTATAGTAACTACCGATTTAGGAGTTAATAGTGGCCTTTCTGGAGGGGCTGGAAACCCAACTCCAGTAGATGATAACTACGGAAGCATAGCACCACCACCGAATCCAGAATCTGGAAATCAAGTAGCACAAAGGCTACTACAACAACAGCAAATACAACCAGTAGCAACTATAAGAGCAGGCCAATATTTGTCACCAATTGTAGGAATTCCAAGCCTTACAATTACATCACTAAGCGTTAAAAAACTACCAGCTGCGATATTTAAGATTGGCGATAAATTAGTGTTACAAACAGCATCTAATGATACAAGAGCAATAGCATCAGAGGACACCAATCCACAATACAATACAAATAGAATAGAATTTGTAGTATCAGCAAATCAGCTAATAGATGCAGAGACAATAAGCGTTACTTCAAAAACAATTTATCAAAATATTTCTGTTGGAGATACGATAACATTTAATGTAGAAAATTTATATTCTCAATACCAAAATAAGACCGAAGGAAGTATAGCAGGCTTTGAAGTTGATGCCGATGGATTAACAAAAGGTGGAGTAGAAATAACAGGCTGGCTGGACTCAGATACAATGACTGGAGCAACAGCAACCAATGTGCCTACAGCAGAATCTGTAAAGGCTTATGTTGATGCATCAGCAGGAACAACTCCAACGGCACTATCTGTATTTTCAATGCTAACTTGTACCACAACAACAATAACAGCAGCAGCAAATGGAATAGCAAATGCAGTAGTTATGAAATTCGATAATGAAGGAATAACAGAAGGACCAACTGGCTCAATTGTTTCATACGGAAATGGAGGGATTGAAGGAGTAGAAAATAGTCAATTTTGCTGGCAAATAACAGCTGATGAAATTGCTAGATATTTTGAGTTTCAATGGAATGTTACATCAAATACAAACACAGTAAACAATAGAATTTTATCTGGAATAAGAATAGAAAATGGAATCATAGATAGAGGAACAATAACCTGGAGCGAGATAACACCAACCACATCATATATTTATGACAGAGGAACTGGCTCGATTAGAAAAGGCTCAACGGCTGGTTCAATATTAATTTCAATGCCAGGTGGAACATCAGATAGATATTATAGAATGATATTCTGGAGGGAAGCAACATCCAATAATGGAGTTAAAAGTGAATCAGTTTTGAATGGAACGCAAATGACAATCAAACAATTAAAATAGTGAAAACTAAAATGATAAATGAAATAATCGGGAAATTTTGCCCAACAACAATAATGCTTAATATTGGAGCAATAGGAATAGGAATGACAGAGACAGAACAAGGGCTTAAAATAGTATCATATTTAGTGGCGATTATATGGACAACGCTAAAAATAATTAATGAAATAAGAATATGGA